TTAATTCTCTTCTTGGTGTTTTCTGCGAGTTGTTCACGAAGGATTCCACCTTCCCAAACCCACTCTTTTCCTTCCATAATTCCCTGAACAAAAGCATCAGGTGCAGAAGGATCGGCAACGATATCGGCAGCAGTTGCTAACATAAAATCTTCACCAACAACTTTGTGACCCTCATTTGTTGTTCTCAATGAACCAACACCACGAGAAGAAACGCCAAGCATTACACCTTCACTAATGAGTGATTTTGCAATCTTACCCATTGGTGTCTCAAGAAGTTGTGCCTTTCCTCTAAAATTATTTCCCTCTGCGGTGAGAGAAACAATCTTGTGAGAAACACGGTCAAGATTTACGGTAGGTCCATCGGGGTGACCAAGTTCTCCGAGAGCACGACCTTTCTGAACAAATGCTTCATTGTATCTGGTAACCTCACGGGAAAGTGTCTCCATAGGATACATTCTTCCGTTACGGTTTTTGATATTACCTTGAAGGAATACACCCTCAATGTACATCTTTTTAGCAGCACCCTTACCTTCGGTGATAATCTGTACGTTTGAAATTTCTTCTGTGATAAGTTTCATTTGTTTATCCAGTAAATCCTACTTTTGTTGCTCTTACAGCAGCACTATCTGCCCAAATAACATAACTTGCCGTTTTTTCCAATAATTCAACATGACCAGCAGGCATACTGAAAGAAACTGTATCTGCAGCACCAACGGTACTTGCCATACTTACTACAGCAGTGCTTCCAACTCCATTGTATAATCTAACGACGGTAGCATTTGATATGCTAGATCCACCTGCCGCATTAATTCCTAATGCAACTTCATCACCAATTAATCTAGTCCTTGACATTATTCTTGTTCCTCAGATGATTGATTGTCACCAAAAACGGTTGCACCTACGGTTGGACGAATAGCATCAATTCTTTGTGCCGACTTAGCATAAAGAGCGTCTTTAATTTTGTCGCTAATATCCGAAGCGGAGGCATCAGATCCGATCAAATTTACAATTTCTTCCATAAAAAGTTAATATAACTATATTCTTTATTTATATTTCGCCGCCTTTAGGTTCTTTTACTTGTGTAGCAGAACCATCAATTTCTGGTTCCATAGGTACATCACCCATCATTCCCATTTCACCTTCTTGTGGTAATGGTTCTCCTGTAATTGGATCGATTGTACTTGGATCTGGAATAATTCCGTCTTTGATTTCTTGTTCAATCTGCTCATCCATTTCAATCATTTCAGCATCGGTCTGGCGAAGAACTTTTCTGCGAACCCATTCGGTAGAATAATACTTACCAATATAAGGTTCAATAGTTGCCAAAACACCAAGACGCTCATTTAGCATTTCAGTTTCCTTCAGTTCTGCAAATTGATTATCATATAAGAAATCATATTGAATATGATCGGCAATTGTTTCCCAATCTTCCAGTGACACAATGTTCTTGAGAATCAATTGCGTTTTCAGCATATCAGTGAACATTTGAGCAAATCTCTTTCTCAAACGACCGACAAACTTGGCAAACTTAAGTTCGTCTCTCAAAATCTCAGATGAACGACCAAGATTAAACCCACCTTCGGCAGCAATTCTTGACTCTGGAACTCCAAGTGCTCTATAAAGTTTCTTTTGGAAATACTCAATATCAGCAAGTTCTCCTAAGTTTTGTCCACCAGGAAGTGTAGAGATTTCTGTTCCACGACCACCCTCTCTTCTTGGAAGCCAAAAATCTTCCAACATGCTCATGAACTTTTTATCGTCACGAACTTCACCGGTGTTGGCATCATAAACCAACTTGTTACGATAACGCATCATAACATCACGAAGATATTGTTCTGCCTTTACCTTTGGAAGATTGCCAACGTCAATGTAGAAAATACGACGCTCTGGTGCTCTTGATAATCTGTAAATAACAAGAGAATCCTCAATCATTCTCAGTTGATTGAGTGCCTTAATTGCTTTATGAAGATATGAAAGGACTGTTCCCTTGTTTCTATCAACTAATCCAGAAGTGCAATATGTGATCGCATCTTTTGCAATTTTAGTTCCTTTTGATGCTCCAGAACTAGTATAAGTATTTGTTGGATATTGTGCCTTAGGTGTATAGACAAAATATTCTTCAATTTCTGGTGCTATTCCATTATTTTCATTTTGATTGTTAGCAATATTTGGTCCAAGTATATTCTTATCTTTTTTCTTTTCTTGGCGGACAAACCGCATTTTCATCGGATCAATATACCTCAGTTCTTTAATACCTTCCTGAGGTTTTTTGAGATCGATTACTTTATGGTAATAAAGTCTTCCATCGATATACCAATTTCTAAAAATTTCGTGTGACTTCTTATCAAAATCAAGAAGTTCCTTAATATGTTTAAACTCTTCTCTGATAACTTTCTTTAATTTATCAGTTGCATTTAAATTGGAAAGTTCAATCTCAATTGGTGAATCATAAAGATCACTAACAATTGCTTCATTTACAACATCTTCGATGGCACCATCACATTCTGGGTGAAGTGCCATCTCTCTATATCTTTTTAATAAATCAAATTCAGTTCTAAATTGACCTTCAATATCTACATATGAACCGTAAAATCCACTAGCAATATAATTGTCAACCCCGTCCTCATTATTTTGAGGAACGGGGGAAACTATACTTTTAGACTTTTTTTCGTTGTCTTCAATTGAAAAACCAAAAAGTTTTGCCATTATAATTCTTGACTAGACTGTTATTCTACTATTTAGTTAATGTCTTCACCACCAGCTTGGGAAGAATTTCCTTTAGATGCTTCCCACCACTGGACCTGAAGTTCCACAGTAAACTCTTCAATGGTATCTGATGTTTCATAACTCAGATCAATAGTTGAAATATTAGTTGGGAATACATCATAGAACTTGTACGATCTAAGAACACTGCTGTCACGATCCAACTGATAAACAAATGCATCTGCCTGATAATCGGCAGGGTTTGTTAAACCAGTAGCATCACTCATCTTATTGATTGTGTTCATCCACTTTTCAAAAGCAGAACGAAGTGAAAAATCAACATCGTTGATGACGGTAATAGTCCAGGTTTCAAATGTTCTGTCACCAGCAATCTTAAGAATACGTCCTCTGAAAGGAACATCAATAGAAGCAACTGTTGATGCTGGCAGAGCAGCTGCCTTTACAAGAAATCTTGATTTTTCGAGAACATCATTGTCTACACTCACTTCTGATGGAAATGATAACTCAACTTCAAATAGATTGGGTCTTGCACCACCACCTGCCAGTTTACCTTTAAAATCGGTAATCTTCTTTAATGGAATGTTATTTTGTTGTTGGTATGCCATTGTTTTTTACCTCTATGTTTGATTAATAATTAAACGTTACCAATTACTTCTTCAAAGGCAACACCAGTTCTGGTGGCAACAAATGTAAGTCCAATGAAGTTGATCGACCTTGCTGGTTTGATAAAGATGTCAGCAACAAACTCATTATTGTCTATTACTGCTGCAGTGTTGTTAGTCTCATCACAGATAACAACGTAATCAGAGATTCCTCTCTTTGCCTGAACATCACGAAGGAATGGTTCAACGATATTTACAAAGTTTGTTCTTGTGATTACATCATTGAACTCAAAGAGTTGATCCTTAGCAGCAGCAGAGATTGCATCTTCGAGATAGATAAACAGACGACGAACGTTGATTCTGTCGAATGCCGATGCTTTACCGAGTCCAGTCTTGTCACCAAAGAGAACAATGCCAGCACCAGGTGAGAAGATGACTGGGTTTACTCTTGCCGAATAAAGTTTGTCTCTTTGAGCCTTGGAAGGATTGTATGCAAGTTTGACTGCGTTGAGAATTCCTCCTCTTGCAGTTCCTGCTGGTGAGAACCAAGGGAAGTTGTTGATGTCGTTTCTGGCACAAAGACCTGCCACATCACCATTCAGAGGAACATAACGGAAGGTATTTGCAAATCTATCATACATGTACTTATAACCACTATCGATAATGGCATAAGAAGATGAAGTGATAGGTGCTACGAAACTCAGAACATTATCGGTAATATCCGAATCAGAGTTGATTTGTGCTGCTCTGTCATCAGAACTGTCGGTGATAGCGGCACCTCTGTATGGTGAAATGAATGCGAGTGCATCCTTTCTTATTTCGGCAACAGAGATTAACTTGTTTGCAAGTGCCTGTGCTTGATCTTTAGCGTATGCTGCAGATCCCATCAGGAGGAAATCTACCTCATAGTTTTCGGTATTCTCAAATAATCCATATCCAGAAACGAGGTCTGCTAAAGATGCGGTCAGAGCACCAGCAGCTTTTGGATCCATCCCACCGCCATCATCCCAACCTGCACTTAATGTATTATTGGAATTTCCTGCGGCAGCAAATGTGATTCCCTCAGCATCTTGATCCCAATTTACATCAGACTCAAGGGTGAAATCGGCACTAAATCCAGTGGTTAC